TATCAAGCTCGCGCGCGGTGCTGTCGAGCAGATCGTCGCCCGGCTCCGGGCCGGTGGTGTCGAGGTCGAGGTTGATCGAGGCGACGTTCGCCCACATCTGCGCCGACACCTTGGCGCGCGACCAGCGCTGGTTCATCCAGTTGTAGATCATGCACCGGTCATAATTCCTGGTCGGGCTGCCGGTGGAGGCGTGGTACGGCCAGAGGATGTACGGACGGATCGAGGTGATCGCCTGCACCACATCGCGCCGGCCGATGTCACTGTTGGCGAGGAACCACTCGTTGACCTTCTCGTGTCCGATCGGCATCAATTGCGCGCCGCCGAGCGAATAGAACCCGTCCTCGCAGAGCAGGTACAAAATATCGCCGATGCAGCAGAAGCCGTAACGCGAGATGCCGCCGCGATCGTACACGGTCTTGCTGAACGTCCAGATATACGTCGTGTCGCCCGGCAGGAATTGCCCGATCCGCACCGCCTGGTCCTGCACGACGTACATGATCTTGTCGCCGCATGTGCCCATCACCGGGCCGCCGTCGGGAAACTCCTGCTCGTCGCAAAGATTGAGGCCGACGGTCCAGCCCTCGCTGTCGTTGATCGCGCACCAGATGATCTTGCGCGGATTGGATGCGAGCCCGGACAGGATCACTTGGTCGCCGGCGGTGTGGCAATTCGCGGCCGGCGGTGGCGAGCCCGGGCAATCGATGAACAGCGTGCCGGCGGCGCCGTCGGCGTCGATGCGCTGCGGCGGGTCGTTGACGTTGCAGGCGAACACGTATTTCCCGAACTGACACCACGACCACAGATCGCCGCCCTGCACATGATAGCCGCCGCCGCTCGACCGTGTGACGTCCACCCAGCCCGAGAGCCTCCACTCGAATAGCTTGTTGGCGGTGCCGGCGTAGATTTTATAGTCGCCGGCGGTGGTGCGCGCACTGAACAGCCCGACCACCGGATCGGTGGAAGGTGGTGGCGGCACCAGGCTGTCGGCAAACGGAATGAGGTCGGGCAACGGCAGATAAGAATTGCTGCCCGGCAGCACGTTCTCGACGTCGTTGCAGAACTGCGTGTCGAGCGTCGCGATGTCGGGGCGCCATTCAGCCCACTGAACCGGAACCTGCGGCAATGTCTTCCTCCTCGGTGCGGGGTGGCGCCGCGTGCGGCGGCTCGGGCACCATGCGTTGCGGCGGCTGCTCGTTTGCCTTGAGCGCCTTCACGCCGGCCTGGATCGTCAGGAACTCCTGGAATGCTTCCTTGCCCAGCACCAGGATGCGATCACCGTCCTTGAACAGCGTGAACGAGCCGCTGTTCTTGCCGAGCGTGCCCTGCAGCAGTTGCGGGGTGTGATAGAGCACCGCCACGTTCTGCTCGGCATCGAGCAGCGTCTGCTGCGCGGTGGTCAGCAAGATATCGCCGAGTTCGTTGCCGTCGGTGTCGTGGATCATCGGCATCAGAAATACTCCGCGCTGCGCACTTGCGGCGAGGTCGCACCGGTGGTCAGCGCATAGGAGCGGATCACCTCGCCGAATTTTTCATCGCGCAATTGCTTGTGCGCGATCGCGGCCTCGCCGTTGCGCCCGAGCACGAATAGCTCGAACAAGATGCCCTCCAGGTAGAGGTCGCCGTGATCCTGGATCAGCCAGTTGCTGGCGTTGTCGTCGGGCCCGATGATGGTGGGAATTTTCTTGTAGTAGTGAAACTCGTACGGGCGCGTGTCGTCGGCCGGCCGCACCTTGAATGTGTTGCCCTCGATCGTGAACAGTTTGCGGTGATAGGTCGAGGTCAGATAAGCCGGGTGGGTATAGTCCAACTCCTCGCGCGGGTCGGTGCCCGTCCACAGCACGCAGCGCCAGGTCAGATAGTCGATCGGCAGCGCGACGTCGCCGGCCGAGGTGGTGAGCAGCGCCACCGTCTCCTGCGGCAGCGTGCGCAGGCGCCGGTTGGCGGTGCGCTCGAAATTCTGCGTCGCGGTGTCGTAGTCGGGCTGGAAGCGCTGCTGGAACATGAAGCGAGCAGCCTCGGCCTTGAGCGAGCCCCAACTATTCACCAGCATCGTCTTGCTCCTTCACGAAACGGCCGCGCACACGCCGGCGCACCGCCTTGATCTGCTCGACCAGCGGCGGCGCCTCGGGCATCTCGGGCAACGGCTCGGGCGGCAACGCCACCGGGCCGCGCGCATCGTCCTCGAACGGAACGCTGACACGGAAGTAGGCGTTGTTGAGCGCCTTGGCGAACAGATAGCGGTGCTCGCGCGGGTCGAGCGCCACCGGCACGTTGAGCGGAAACTCGATACCGCACCAGGTGATGGAGGACGGCTCGTCGGAGCCGTCCCCCAGCCATGTCACTGTCGTGGTCACGGTACGACGAACCGCACGACCACGGTGGCGGCACCGGCAGTCGCCGCGGTGCCCGACTGCGCATAGTTGACGATGACATTGGTGGCGCGTGACAGCGGCACGTTGGTGGTGGTCGCCATCGTCGGCGACACCGTGCCCACCGGACCAATCGCCTGCGCCGCGACGTAGGCGTTGTTGGTGGTTCCGATGTCATCGGAAAAACCGACGTTGATATTATTGGTCGTCGCCGCGTTGAACGCAGTGCCGGTCGAGACGATGACGCCAATCACCACGGCACCGGCGGGCAAGCCGCCGATGATCTTGTTGGCCGGGCTGTCGAAGGCGAGCGTGCCAACCATGACTTGCTCGGCCTTGTAGAGAAAGTCCTGGCTCGGCACTCTGTTCTGCAGGGTGGTAACCATTGTGTATGTCTCCTGTGGGTGTGCCGGCGAGGATCAGTCGGCAGCCGATGCGAAGAAACCAGTTACCACACCCCATTGCTTGAGCGCAGTCCCTGCTTTCGGGTGCTTTTTGTACATTTTGGCAATACCATATGCCGCCTCGATACCAACTCCTTTCACAAATTGGTAATCGTCCTCTTGGCGGAAGGTAGGTTTCGCCATTTGGCCATAGGCTATTGCCGCGGCTTGCTGCCCGCACAGGAACACCGGCTCGACCCGCGCCGATGAGGCTCCCGCGGTGAGCAGGTTAGTCCAGATGCTGGTGACGAAGCGGCTCATCTCCGGGATCACCCGGCAGATGACCCCATCGTAGATTTGATCGCCGTCCTGATAAAGCGGGTTATCAGGAGCACCGTTGACCTGGCGGCCCTCGCGCGGCCGGGCGTCCTTGTTAACCGTCTCCAGGCTGATCTTGAGATCGCGGAACGGATTAGTGCCCGCGAACGCCACGAAATACTCGTATCCGTCCCGCGTTTTGAACGGCCGGATGCGAGGGTCTGCGTTCATCGCCACACGCTTCATCAGCGACATGTTGCGCGCGGTGAACTGGTCGTTGGTGGTATCCACGTTCTGCAGCGAGGTGACGTGGTTGCCGGCGACCAGGTTGGCGGTCGATGCACCGTACAAGATGCGATCGTTGTTGTCGGTCTGCCAGGTGTTTCTTTGCGCGACGGTGGCCAAGTCGTACTGGATGCCGTTGACGCGAGTGCCGGCCGCCGGCTGGCTCTCCGATGGCAGCGCCATCAGCGCGGCGATCATCTCGTCGCGCGTGAGCTCGTTCATCCAATCCGACAACAGAGGTTTCGCCTCGCCGAAGATATCGGCACTGTCCTTTTGCTGCTCGGACTTCTTGGTAACTACGGCATTGCGAGCCCATTCCAGCCATACCCGCATTCCATAGTCGTCAATCTCGTCCTCGAAACCTACCAGCGTGCCGGTAGATACTCCTTGACCTTTGAGGCGAGTAACTAAGGGTATATTCATCTGCTCGCCACCGGATTTTAACTCCATGCGGCGCCGGATGATCGAGTTCACGTCCTCGCCCATGTACGGGCTGAACATGTTCTCGCGCACCCATTCGCGATTGATCTGCTGGGTGTAGCGGACCAATTTATTGTTGGTCTGGATTGTCGAGACGGCCATGGCCGCGCTCTCCTGTTGCTAAGACCGCGGCCAACAAAAAACCCGCCGCGCGGCGGGTGTTTTCATCGGGCGAACGGTCGGGGTTATTTCGTGGCGTGAAGCCACAGGCTGGCGTCACTCAGGTCGCCCTGGTCCTCGGTGCGGCCGGCAGACGCCGGCAATGACGAGAGCGAAGGCGGTAATCGCACGTTAGGCGAACTGCTCGGTGCCGGCCGCCGCGCCTGCTGCGCACGTCGCAAGACCTCGGCATGCACTGCCGGGTCATTCATCCACGCCTCTTTTTGCTTGTTCACCCAGGCGGTCGGGTCGGGCCCGATCTGCTGCTGGGCGCGAGCGTGGTTGAACCACCGCACGAGAGCGCCGTAGGGGTGGCCGCTTCCCATGATTTGCCGAAACACGAAATCGCCATGCGGCGTCTGCCGCACTTGTGCGATCGCGTTGAGCGCAGCATTGACGGTGTTCGCGCCAAACTGGGCTTCGGCAAATTCCCGCGACAGCCCGTCCCGCATCTGCAGGATGGCCATGTGACCTTCTTGCCTCAACGGCATGATCACGTTGTTGACCAAATATTCGTCGGGGTTGTCGTAGATGGTCTGCGGCTGTTGTGCCCGCGTCTCCGCGAGACGTTGCTGCTCCTGCTCATGCTGGATGCGGGCCCAGTGTTGCTTGATCTGGTCCGCTTCAGCCTGGGCGCGGTAGCGACGCTCGCGCTCGTCGAGCAGTTCACGCAATGGCACCTGATGCGGCTGCGGCTCTTGTGGAGGGGGCTGCGGCTGCCTCGGTTGCGTGGGCTGCGGTTGCGCCGGCTGCTTTGGCTGCGCCGTGAACCGCCCCATTTCATCGCGTGCCGGGCCCGGCTGCGTCTCCTCCGTCGGTGGCGGCTCGGCACCTTCCGGTGCCTGCGGCTCCGACGCCGGCGGCGTTGCGGGCTCGTCACTCAGGGCGCTGTCGAATAACTCGCGGTCGGTGACGACAATATCTTGCGTGTCGCCACCGCCGTCGGCGGTGGGGTTTGCAGGTTCAGTTGCCATGATGAGCAGTCCTTCTCTCAGACACCCCATATCGCTGGGGAGCGGCGATGCAGGCCATTGCGTGCGCCGGCCAGGAGCGCCCGCCGTATCGTGGCGGCACGAGCCTTCAGAGCACCTCCAGCAGGAGGGCGATCTCGTCGTCCTCCTCGTCCACCTCGATCACCGCGGCGCCGCGCTTGAGCGCCAGTGCCGGGATCGGCGGTGCTTGCGGCAGCCCGGCGATCAGCGGGGGCTGCGGCGGAATTGGAATGATTACCTCCACCACCTCGGGAGGCAGTTCTTCCTCGCGCTTGCGGCGCTTCTTGAGCGGGATGCGGCGATAGAGCGGCCGGCCACCGACGCCACCGGGCGACGGCGGGACCGGCTGCGGCTCGGGCGGGATCGGTACCTCGCCGGTGACGATGCCGGCGCCGAAGGCGGTGTCCGCGCCCTCGATCGCGTTGCCCGAGCCGGTGATGTCCGCCAAGAACACCGTGCCGGCACCGGCCGCGGTGTCGGTACCGTCAACGGCAGCGCCACTGCCGGTG